CGGCGGCGTACAGGCGGTTGACCGCTGACGTATCCGTTGCCGCCCCCACGGTCAGAGGGATGTTGATGCCGCCATTGGCGTTGACGGCCCCCGCCGCCGTCAGACCTCCGGCCAGCGTCATGTTGCCGGATGCATCCACCTGCGGCATGGCCTCAAGGGCCTGCTGGGCTTCTGTGGCGGAGTTGGCCGCGCTGGTGGCGGATGTTGCGGCGTTATCGGCAGCCGTGGATGCCGTGGCGGCGTTCTGGCCAGCCGTCCGCGCCGCAGCCTCGGCAGTCGCGGAAGATTGGCGCACATCCCTCCCCAGGCTATCCAGTTGCCGCGCGGTAGCCAGTTCCATCCCTCCCAGGGTGATGCCGTCGTCATAGTCCACCACCACGGTCATCAGCGGGGCCATCGTGCCGTTCACGGTGGGAGGGTTGGCCACCTCCGTCACCAGGCCGCGCCCAGGGACGGAAGGTGTCAGGACGGCGTGCATGCCCAGGGCATAGGGCGTCATCTCCGTCCCCTCACACACCTGGATGATAATGACATCCCCGCGCGTCAAGGGAACGCCCGGCGTAAATACCCACGTGGCCGTCTGGCCGCTGGACAGGTTGGACACATAGGCGGATGTGCCAATCAGGCTGTAAACTCCGTCCGTCAGCCGCCAGACACGCAGGCAATACTGATTGGTTGCAGGGTCGGTGAAGAAATACACGGTTGAAATACTCGTCAGGCGGCAGCTGTCGGGCAGATGCCCGGCCAGAATCTCGTCTCCCCACGTCATCGCGTAGCCGCCCACGATGGTCCAGGTGTCGGCGGCATCTCCGCTGGACAAGGTGGATTGCCCGGTCGCGGCTTCCAATTCCACTCCCGCATCCTTGAGCGCGGCCGGCAATTTATTTGCTACAGCCTCATTGACCAATTCCCCGCTTTTCACCTGGCCTTCCAGCGTTTCCACAAGCTGCTTTGCTTCATCCCGGGCCGCTTCGGCCTGTCGTACAAGTTCCTCGACCACAATGGACGGATTTTCCACAATGGTCACGGAGCCGTCTTCCGTTTCGGGGATGGAGACATCAAGTGCACCAGCTACGGCCGCAGCATCTTCCGTTCCATCCGGAGGCGTAACGCGAGACACGACATGCACGGCTCCCTTCAACAAGGGGTATTCTTTGCCCGATGCGTCGGTCAGAAAAATATCATAAGCGCCGCATCCGGCGGCCAGCCTCGGCCATGTCACCAATGCCGTACTCGCCCCCGTAACGGCACAGTCCAGCATGATCACCCCATCCTGTACTACCGCGCCGCGTAGCGTCATGCCGCTGATGTCCATATCCTCACCGGATGGAGAAATAAAATGCAGCGCAAGAGACTGCGGCAGGGATTCCGTGACGTGTATGTTGTAGTTGGCGGCTTGCCTCATGAAAATATGATGCGGCAATCCTCAAATCCGTAAATAGTCGGGGCTGGATATGTGTTTCAGATTTCGCAGGAGACAGAACCTTCCGTCCAGGAGTCATGATACCAGTCTTCCGTGTCCGGAGGCGTGTACACATCCGTTTCCTCCGTCCAAATGCCACGGGAGGAACGGCCGGCCCAAATAGCCATGAAAATCACATCGGCCCGGTCCGGGGAATGCAAGCCCTTTCCCCGCATGTCTTCTTTGGACATGACGCGGAGGCGGCCCTTCTGGTCCCATTCCATCTGGCGTGTAGTCATCTGGCGGAATGTGACCGGGTCGAGTTCATCAATGCGGATCTTTCCGTTGACGATGTCGCGAGCCCCCAGTATCCACGCTTCGGAAATGGTGTTCAGGTAATGTTCCGGGTCTTCCCCGGGCAATCCTCCCCGGAACTCTTTAATACGGTAGCCGTCCCCTCCGCTTTCAACCGGTTCGGCCATTTGCTGGACGATAGGTAGCCCCAAACCGTCCGAGTCTCCCCATGCATTATGTGCCTCAATGCCGAGTTCCTTGAGACGGTTTGCCATCCGGCGCCGGGCCTGTACCGTGCTGGATTGTCTAAACGCCTGGTCCAGTCTGACAAGGGTTCCTTCCCGTACAGCAATGGCATTTTCGTCTCGGCCGGCTGCAAAATCCAAAGCGGCCCATTGTCCACCCGCCTTGAACGCCGGAGGATGGTCTATCGCATGTCTCAGTTGTTCCGGAGTAATGACCAGCATGTCTTCCCCTTCCGTCCATTCCGCAAGGTGCATGGAACGGTAGAGGGGATGTGATTCCCCGTAGGTTTCCAAGTCTTCCGCGCGTTTTTCCGGGCGGATGTGGGGACACATGTATGACGTGACCCTGGTTCGCCGCCAGTTTTTGGCCTCGTCGTGAAAGCAGCGGTAATGCTTCCCCATGGCCGAACCAGGGGAGGAAAGGTACAAATACCGGGTGACGGTGCATCGGTCCGCCGCCTCAAAAATACCGTCCTGAACGCCTTTCGCTTCATCCACGATATAAAGGACAGGCGTTGCCGCCGTCGCGTGATATCCTTCCGCCTTCTGTTCATCATTGGTAGAAAATATAGAGGTAAAGCCTCCTTCCGGAGTCAAAATTTCCATCTGGTTCCATTTCCAACCCCGGAATGCCGGATGAGACTGGTAAGCACGGATTGCAGGCCAGAGCTGGGTTTTTAACTGCCGCCAGGAACCGGACGTTAGAACAACACGTCCGCGGGGAAAGCAATACAGCCACCATAGTACAACAGGACCTACCAGGGAAACAGTTTTGCCGGAACCGTTAGCCGCTACAACAGCCGTGCGCCGGTAATCGTTAATGTCCTCATAGGTGTTGATCTGCCAGTCGTAGGGGTCCAGCCCCAGCACGGCAACGGCGAATTCAGCCAGCCGTAAACGGCACCGGGATACTATGTCATCACACCGTTCCGCCATTCTCTTCTTCCGCCCTCTTTCTGCGGATGGCTTCAATTCTGTCCATGACGGACGCTATTCTGGCTTCGTCGCATTCCGTGATCATCTCTACAGGTCCCCCATTGGCTCCGGTGAGTTCCACGGACTTCCGTTCCCCGTAACGGGCATTTCTCTTCCCGGCCAGCCATTTACGGTATTCGGCTCTATTTTTGTCCATCTGCGCACAATCGGGGCTGCTTCCATCAAGTATTTCCAGGCCCTTTTCCACCAAGGCATCCGCCGACATCTCGCACGCGCGCGCGTAGTTGTGTAAAAAGCCGTCATGCTCATTCATCCAGTTATAAACTGTCTTACGTTCCGGCATGTGTTCATCCCTTACAATCTGCATCAGCATTTCCCCTTCGGCAATGCGTCTGCATATTTCGTCCGCCAAAGCGTCCGTGTATTTGGTCGGACGTCCTGTCCGCTTCGGTGGAATGGTGGATTTTTTCTTCATTCTAAAAACATTTTCCCTCTCATCTTCGGATGTTCACGGAAATACAATTCCAGTTCAACTCCGTCAGCCAAAGTTGGTATAATACAAATGCCGGCTTTCATTTCTGCGACAATTAGTTCTTCTACCTTGCATTCTCCCTTTTCGCACAAATCAGCAAGTTGACTAATCAGTTCGTTAACTTCTAACTTTCCTGACTGATATTCCCGATATAACTCTAGTGCTTTTTTATTCATTTGAACAGTAAGGTTAAACTTCTTAAAAATGCCATACGCCAGTAATGTTTACCGTCTCTGGTATCATTCCAATATCGCAGAAACTCATTAGGAGACAAAGCCAGTTTTTGAAGGTGACGCGTAGGCATTTCTACCCCGTAAGGCATTCCATCGAGGGGTTCTCTCCCATAAATTTTTCCGGCATAATCATCCCTTTGTTCAAATGATGGGGCAAAATGATCGGAATACCCCTCCGATCCGCACGACAAACGCCCTCGCTTCTCGCCCTTGATCCTCTTCTGAAAATAATTACCAATCTTCTTATTTTTAACGTTCTCTCCATTAAAGTGCAGCCAGTGCACCAGCTCATGGAAATGATTATCCTTATCGAACTCTTCTCCACTGGAATAAAAAATAGTTCTGGTAATGGGGTTGTAACTTCCTCTGTTGCCAAAATTTGTATCCTTGTCCACAGATCTCATCGGCGGCAACGTTTCCAGAATCTCCGGATCCACCATCCGCATAAATTCATTCATGTTTTTACGGATAGTTTCCTTTGCCATGGGACGGAATTCACCGGAAATTCCATTTTCTACCTTTTCTTTGACCCAGTCCCGCTCCGGATGGCGGGTTTTCAAGGCATGTAAAAATGATTGCACCTGGCCTAATGTTGCCTCCCCGCGCGGACGCAACCCCGCTTTTTTCATCAAGCCCGCCATAGCAGAATCCTTTCTTTCAGGCTCAAACAAATCAAGCGTCATTTGCAACGGTGATATTTCTACCGGATTTTCCTGCTCCGCCTGCCGCTGCATGCGCTGGGCAAGCTCACGGGCCGGAATGGCAAGCCGTCCGTCTTTGTCCAGGGCATCCACTCCAAGACGCTTCTTGAGGCTTTCCCGGAGCCGGGCGGCAAGGGCCGGGTCTTTTATCTTTTGAACGGAGGCAGAGCGGTTCATGAGGCGTTCCGGCACCGTTGCCCCGAAACGGGACATGTCCACCGGACCGGGAGTCCAGTTGGGGCCAATCAGACCGTCCTGGATGCACTCGGCGCGGGAAACGGATTCAATGTCCATCCAAGAGTTGAAGCCGTAGAGCGGCCAGGGCAGCAGGAAGCCCCCAATGGCCGGAGAATTCATCTCAACGGCCCAAAATTGGAAGTCCGTCTTGAGGCGGACGGCGCCTTCATGCAGGACATGTATCGGGCGGGGCATCCTGGCTCCCGGGTGCCGGACGAATCGCCATGCCGGGTAGGAGCAGAGCATTTCCGGGGTCATGCCGCTTTCCCAGCGGGCCTGGCCGTAGCAGGAGCGGGTGTAGGTGTCAAAAATCAGAGACAGGCGGGAACGAGCGCCAATGTTGGTAATGCGGTTGTCTCCCGCATTCGCTGCCATTCCTTCTGCGTCCATAAAAGCGCGGGCCTTGGCTATGAAGTCGGCCTTCCCCTGCATCACGCCCACCGTTGTTGACGTGCCGTCCGGAAGTATGATCTCCTGCCTTTTCCCGGCCAGGAAGTCGTCAAGCATGTCGGCGAGGCGTTGCAGGAACTGCGCTTTTTCAACGTTCGCCGTAAAAATAGAATTCACTCGTTCCGCGGCGGGCAGCATAGCCCGTTCGCGTGTGGACATGGGTCGAGCATCTATCTTTTTACGCCGGAATATATCAACGGGAGTTACCATTTTCGCTTTGAATTTCATTGTCGTCCCGAAACAAGGGTAAGTCATCCGTTTTTTCAGGATATGTAATTTCCGATTCTTCCGGGATTTCCCGGTCATAAATTCCAAGGCGTTTATTATAGCGGAGAAGAAGCAATGCTCGGCGCTGGGCTTCCATGTAATCGTGTGTTTCCAATCCGATACAAATTCTCATTCTTTTGCGCTTGGGTCCCAAATAAAGGGATATTCTCAAGGCATGAGATCCGCAGGGTTGAGTAATAATGTCCAGTTTTTTCATTATTTATTGACGGGGTAATTCTGTTCTTCCTCGTATTTTGTGAGTTCCGCGGTCCAGCGGAATTGAATACGCCCCAGCCGTCCGAAGCGGTTTTTGCCGATGATCCACTGCGCTTCCGTGGGGTCGTGCTTGTCGGGCTTGTACATGTAGGGGCGGTGGATCATGATGATCTGGTCGGCGTCCTGCTCAATGGAGCCGGAGTCGCGCAGGTCGGAAACGACCGGTTTGCCCTGGGCGTTCCCGGATCTTTTTTCCACGTCGCGGTTGAGCTGGGCCAGCACCAGGACAGGAATATTGAGTTCCTTGGCCAGGGATTTGAGGCCGGCGGAGATTTCCGAGACTTCTCGTTCACGGCTGTTGCCCGCCTGCCGGGACGTGGAACGCATGAGCTGCAGGTAGTCCACGCCGATGCATTTGACGCCGTGTTCCCGGACCATCCGGCGGCCCCGGGCTCTGATGCTGTCGATGGTAAGGGAGCTTTCGTCGTCGATGTGCAGCGGGGCGGCCGTGATTTTCCTGACGGCGGCCGTGAAATGCTGCTGCTGTCCGACCGTCATCGGCTTGCCGCGGCGGATGTCGTCGGAGTTGATGCCGGCCATGCCGTAGAGGATGCGTTCCAGGAGCTGGGATTTCGGCATTTCCAGGCTGAACATGCCCACGGGGGTTCCCTCAAGGCAGATGTTGGTGAAGATGTTGACCAGGGCGGCGGTTTTCCCGACTCCGGGCCGGGCGGCAAGCACGATCATGGCGCCGGGCTGCAGGCCGTCCAGGGTCAGGTCCAGGCGGCGGTATCCGGAGGAGATTCCTTTGATAGCTCCGGGGTTGTTCATGCGCCATTGCAGGTTTTCAATGATGGTTCCCACGGCTCCGCGGATGGTTTCGGTCTGGCGGACGCCGCACCGGTCCCGCAGGGCGGACATGCCGCGCTCGGCTTCATCAAGGGCTTCTTCCGCGCTTTTGAGCTGATCGCCGGCGGCTTCCGCCATCCGGGAGGCAAACGCGAGCAGCGCATGTTTTTTGGCGGCTTCCGTGACCATTTCCAGGGCGGCGGCGGTTTTGTACCGGGCAAGGGCTCCGTAGGTGGCCGTCTCCACGACTCCGGCGTGCCCTCCCACGGCGTCAAGCTGGCCCTGGGCTTCAAGGCGGGCGATGACAGTGAGGGCGTCCACGGTTCCTCCCGTGCCGGCGACGGTTTCCAGAGCGGTCCAGATTTGCTGGTGCGCCGGGAGGCTGAATGTCTGGCGGCTGATGCCCTTGTCCCGGAGGTCCGCAAAGGCCTGGGTGCCGTCCATTGCCTGGGAGAGCACCAGTTTTTCGGCGTCGATGAGTGTCTGAGAGTCGATCATGTTTTTTGAAATTGTTGATTGTTAAAGTTCTTCAAGGTTGCTGTAAGGGTCTTTGTCTCCGTTCCCAGGGGGTGGCGGATGGTTGACGGCGTAGGAGGTGGCAAAGCTGACGGCATCAGACTGCCACCTAGTCACGGGGATGCCGCTGCGGGTCCAGTTGACGGCGTCCCGGCTTCCCCAGTAGGCTGTGGCGCAGTCCGGTATCTGGTCGGGGGTTAAACGCACACGCCCCGCAAAGGCCGCGGCCCGAAGATGGTCTTCGACTTCTTCCACGGTGCACGGAAGGGGGGTAGAGGGGGTATTATTCGTCTTCGTCTCCGACTCCGTCTTAGTGTGCATATGCTGCGCATCTGCTAAGCATGTGCTGCGCATATGTGCATCAGGCGCAGGGTATTTGCTTTTCTTGCTCCGTACCTGTTGCCGGAAGTTGGTCACTTCCAGATATTCTTTTCCCTCGATGGAGTACAGGACGACGAGCCGGGCTGCCTCACAGGATTTGAGGCAACGTTGAACGGAATCCTCCCTCATGGAGTCGAGTTTCAAGGGGTACAGGGCAGAGCGTAGAACAGACGAACGGGCGTCAAAACGTCCAAAGTCGTCTACAACGGAGAGCAAGCGGCGGAAAAATACCTCCGCTTCCCAGCTCAGAGAATTAACCGCTTCGCTGGTTAAAATCCCTTCTCTGATTATTCTATTTGGCATATCAAAAAAGTGTCAGTTGGGGGTTGTAGATTTCATAAAGACCAGGAAGACGGTCTTCCCGCGGCGGTGTCCGAACAAAGGTTCATGGCTGGCCAGCTTCAACACTTCTGCCGTGCTGACCTGATCCTCACACCATTTGAACACCAGAACGCCGCCCGGTTCCAAAACCCGGAAACACTCCCGGAAACCGGCCTTCAAATCCTCCTGCCAAGTCTCCCTGTCCAGTTTTCCGTATTTCTTGGCCAGCCAGGACGATTCCCCGGCGTGAATCAGGTGCGGAGGGTCGAACACGACAAGGCGAAACGCCCCGTCACTGAAAGGCATGGCCCGGAAGTCTCCGACGACATCCGGCTTGATTTCCAGAGTGCGCCCGTCGCAAAGCGTGTGTGTTTCCTCCCGGCGGTCCATGAACACCACGTCAGGATGGCGGCGGTCAAACCAGAACATGCGGGAGCCGCAGCAGGCGTCAAGAATGGCTTTCATTCCCCCTCCTTTCCTTCTTGGAATCTGCCAAGCAAAACCCGGAATGCAGTTGCCGCCACTGCAGGAACTTGCCCGTTGCCAAGGGCTTTAAGCTCGTCCACTTCTGGGGCCACCCCATCATCAGGGCGGCGAAAGACGCTGACACACACATCCCCCTGACTCGCTTCCCACCGCTCCTGACATAGAGATATGCCAAGTAATCTTCCAAATTCCCTTTTGGTTTGCCTTCCTCCGCTCTCTTCCAACACAGTCCATGTTTGGCGATACATGCACGCATGGTGGGCAAGAATCCATATTCTGGCTCGATGATGGGGTAATCCAACGGCATCAGCTCCCAGCACACACCATTCTGCATCGTACCCCATTTCGGCCAAGTCTCCGAGGACACGGTCAAGTCCCAGCCTGGTAAGGTTTGGGGAATTTTCCACGAATGCGAATCTCGGTCGAACTTCGCAAATGATCCGCGCCATTTCTGACCACAATCCGCTTCTTGTCCCTTCCAGTCCTTTTCTTTTTCCAGAAACACTGATGTCCTGGCACGGGAAGCCTCCAGATACCACGTCAACAAGGCCGCGCCACGGTCGTCCGTCAAAGGTGCGTACGTCATCCCAAACCGGGAAAGGCGGGAGTAGGCCGTCATTCTGCCGGGCGAGCAGTACGCTTGCGGGGTAGGGTTCAAGCTCAACGGCGCAAACGGTGCGGAATCCGAGCAGCTCGCTTCCAAGTATTCCTCCACCAGCGCCCGCGAAAAGAGCCAGCTCATTCACTCCCCCTCCTTTCCGTCCGCCGCCATATCCACGCCAAACGCCGCGACGTATTTCTTGGCCTCTTGCGGGTCTTGCAAATAGCCCAGCAGGAAACGCAAGGCATCTTCCACCGTGGCTTTTCGCATTTGGAGATTGTTGTAAAGCTGCTGAACGGCAGCGCCCTTGGTGTTGCCGTAGGCAATAAACCCATAGTCATCATACAGGTTGCACAATTCCTGGAGCATATCGACATTCCCGATAAAAACGGAATATTGCGGCCTGCACCAAGATCGATAGGTTCCGATACGGTGCTTGTTGGCCTTGGCCCAGGCATCCACCTCCGGGGGCAATCCCACGGCGTAGGGTTTCTGTGCAAGGTCACGGGGCGGCAGGTCAAAGAGGTATTTCATGATTCTCCCTCCTTTCTCGGCTCCCAGTTGTCGGAAACATAATGGCTTCGTGAGCACGTATCGCATATGTATGGAAACTCGTAATCCCCATTCAGGCAGGTTTCGCAACGGCGGCGTTGCCACGCCCTGCATGCGGCCCGCTTCCGGCGGACGTCGCCGATAGCGTAGTACAGTTGGAAGTCGTCCCATAAGCCTCCGCGAAATTGGAGTGGCAGCTCGTGATATTCCATTTTAAATCGTATTCGGGCATTATTGCGAATCCTTTCAATTCTGGTTTCGAGAGTTTCGACTGCTTTTCCGTACTCGTAAAAAGCTTTCTGTTCAGGCGTCAGTTTCATGCGAGCCTCCTTTCCAGTATCGCCGCCTGCTCGTCAGTGAGGTACTGCCAGCTTTGCGGCGGGCGAGTCAGGCCGATGACAGAGAGCGGCACGGCGGCGGGAAGTTTCACGGGGTCCTGGACGCCCCAGACATAGCAAGGCAGGTAATTCCGCAGGTGCTCTTCCGTCACGCAAGCTTGGTTC